CAGGTGGGGCAGTTGTTTGTTTGGGAGTAAACGTTGCGGTTCGGATGGTTCGGCATCCAAGGACGTATCTTGTAATAAACTTTCATCAACAAGTCAACATCTTGACGCGCATACTTGATCATCCTTCGCCACGATTTCTCATCGCCACGCATACAACCAGCCCACGTTTTGAACCCACCCGTTTCTTCCTTCACCCCCAAGTCAAGGTGCTTACCCAAGTCCCCCAACTTGTTGGAGTTAAACATGAAGTGACGGCGAGCAACCTTCAACGTGTCCACAGATTTCGGTACCGCTATCGGCCCCAACCCGTGTTTCACGAAACGAGCGTTCGCTTTACGCATATCGAACTTATCGCCGTTGTGGGCTACCACAATGTCAGCTTCGTTCAACAACTCCCATAGTTGCTTCACAACATGGTAATCGTTTTCAGGGTCCTTCTTGTACGCAGCCGCGTAATCCGTCATCGCACAAACATGAGTTTTCTTTTCGTGTTCCCAACGATATGACACACACAGGATGTACCATTCCCGGTCGTGGGCGATCACGTTTTGCTCATAATGCCCCCACACATATGCCAAGTTCGGGGCTGTTTCAAGGTCGTAGAAAAGAACCTTTACGGGATTGTCAACAATCGTACGAGGCATGTGCCCTCCCACCAGTTCCCATCGTCGGAAAAGCGAACAGGTTGAAGTTCCAAATCTTCAACCGAAACATCCGATGAACGTTCGCCTTCTTCATATGTAACTACTTTAGCAGACGTGACTAGCGAAAGTAACGCATTGTACGCATCGTGGGTGTCGTAACCCACCGGTGCGCCTGCCCCAGAGGAAGTCATCACGCGGCCTTGTAGCACCAGGGGGGCGATTATTTCTTCTATTCGTTCCGGTTGGGGGCGCGCATCCAACGACCAGCGATGCAGGATCGGGCCTGAAGTGGTGGTTGTGGTGTCGCGTGTTAACACGATTTTCGCTTCAAATACTTCGCCGGATACATCGCCGCCTGCCGGGGCGTAAGTTGTTTCCCCTGTCGCCGGTAACGTCATTGTGGTTTCGACATTGGTGGGGCTAGTTAACGTTACGGTGGCGGTGCCGGTTACTTCGGAGATGCCTCCGCGGAAACCAAGCCCTGAACTGTAGTCAGCGGTGGCACGGTAATCGGTTGGGGTGCCTGCCCCTGATTGTTCTGTCGCGAACCTGCCTGATACTGCTCGTATGAGTTTGTTGGCGACCGTCGAATAAGTTATTGTTCCGACGTTTAGTTCACCGTCTGTGGATAAGTCACCGGTGTAGTCTTCGCCGTACAGTTCACCGCTGCTATCAGTGAAAAACAGTTTGTTATTGACGATCTCTAATGAGTCAACAACACCATACGAGGAAGAATCGAAGGCAAGGAACCGGCTGTACGCGGGCACCAAAGTGTCTACGAATACGGTTAAGTCTGCTTTGTATGTGTCGCCGTTGGCGCAACCCCAGTATGCGTATTGTCCTGATATGCGTACACCGGATGCCGCTCCGCCTGTATCTATAACGGGGCCGAATGTTACGGATCGTGTATCGTTTTGGTTGATGACACCGAAACGGACACCTTTGGAGGTGGCGACGATGATGATTTCACCGAACGTATCCATGCTGAACGGCCCCGAAAAGGTTTCACCTACCGGCAGTACACCGGCAGTAACAGGGTACGATAACGAACCGTCGGCGGTAGATAGCGTGGTCGCGCACAACACGCCTTGACCGGCCATGTTCGTAGCGACATAAATCGCTTGAGGCCCGCCTTTGATAGCGACACAAGTACCGGGCAGCGTCTCATCCAATGCTGAACCGGAGATACCGCCCGCCGAACCCAACTCAACGAGGCGCGTACCGTCGGCAGCCAGCAACCGTCCGTTAGCGAACTCAATAATGTCAGCAGCAAACGCCCCGATAGTCGCACCAGCGGTAGTGGACGACACTGTTGCCTTAACCACCGCAGAACCGGTCGCAGAGTAAAGGCTAGTGCCGTCCGAGGTCCAATCCGTTATCGCCGCCCCCTGGTCGGAGGAAGAGAAAGTAGGGGAAGCCGCATCGGGGCTACCGTACTTCAGGTATTGGCCGTCAGAGAAATAGAACACAGTGCCATTAACTGTACGAGCGTACAGGTTGCTGTTTGTGCCAGTGGATTTCGTTTCGATTGCTTTACATAAACTGATTTGCCCTTTAGTAAACACATCAATGTTTTTACTAGACGAAAACCTTGCACGATCCGAATCGGCAGCGTCGTAAACGGTTTGCCCAGCACCGTGCGACCAGTCGGTTTCCGAACGAACCCATTGACCGGCGGTAGATAACGTGTGTTCGCCAACGTCGGTAGACATGTCGCGTTGCTCTCGTTGAGCAGGGACAGTGCGCCGACGATACTGGCCGTAATCAACTAGATATTCAGCACCGTTTATGGCTACGTCAAAGCGATGGCCGTGAGACATTAACGCCCGCTTCTATGCCACTGACGCGGATACAACTGTTGCAAACGTGCCGCTTCAGCGTTGATCCGTTCCTGCCTACGGAACCGAAGGTCACGCATAGACGCAGAAATCGCACCCGAAGGTACTTCTTCGCCGCGACGCATCGGAGCTTGATGAGTAATGGTTTCGCGAGCAATCGGTTTGAAAGACATGATCGCCAACGCTGCCCCCATTGCTGGCAAATCGTATGCTTCGCTGTGTAAACCAGTGGAAGCCAAAGTGCTGGCCGTGGTAGTTAGCGAAGTAAATCCTTTAGTGTATTCGACTCGCACGGTTTGGCCGGGGGTGGGGGTATCGAATAAGATGAGGCCGACTCCTGAAGCGAAGTCGCCGGTGTCGCGGTTGCGTCGCAAAGTGAATCGGCGTACTTGTGGTTCGGAAAGAGAGGAGGCTTTATCAGTGAATGTTACTTGGTGTACACCGAGTACGTCTGCCGCTAAATCGTATCCGTCTAGTGTTGCGTCGGCAGTAAACGTTTTGGTGGCGACCTGGTATAGGCCGTTGCGTGGCGACGATAAGTCTGCGAGGTCGTCGTTTAACGCGTCTAACACCATGTGGGCAGGGTATTGAGGGTTGGAGCGTACAATGTCACCAGACGCGTGTGTAGCCCCTGTGGAGCCTCCGTAGCCTCTCATCACCCCGATAGTCGTACCAGCGACGGAAGTAACGTACATGAGTTCTGTGCCTATCTCCATGAGGCTGCCTACAACTACTGGTCCCGCGTCAAACTCTAGGCTGACACTGGATTCTGTTGCGTCTAAATCGACGTTGATGCGGTTTAGGGCTTCGACGGTTCCGCCTAGAAGGAGGTCGCGTGTTTTATCTATCCATATTTGTGCGGTCATGTTTTGCTCTTTAAGTATTCGCCTACGGCTTTGCGGGTTTTATCGTTTTTGATTGCTTGTCCTGAGTCTATCTCAAATCCGGTGGATGCTTTTTTTTCTAGCTCAGACGCACCCTGGATCATTGGTGGTTGGTGGCCTTCTTTGCGTAGGCGTTTGTATGCGTCCATGTCTTTGGTTTGTTGTTTTTCTGCTCCGGCGAGTCCGGCGGTGGTGCCGTGGTCTGTGCTGTAGAATCCTTCGCCTTTGAGTATGACGTTGGCTGCGTTGAATACGCGGTTGACTGTGCCGTCGCATACACCGGCGCAGTGGGTTAGTGGGTCTTCGTGGAATGTTTGGTGTGTTTCGTATTCTTCGCCGCAGGTTTGGCAGCGGTATTGGTAGGTGGGCATTATGCTGTCTCCGATTGTTCAATAAAGGTAGTGATAATCGTTTTATGTCCGCTCAAAGGAATCTCACCACGATGCGGATACAACCAATGCGACGGGAAAAGAAGAACCTTCCCTGCCTCAGGTTTGATCTTTAACCCTGACTTCGTGAACGTAGTTTCGCCGCCCTCTTCAACATCGTTCAAATAAATCAAAGCAGCAAGGAACCTACTTTTCGTTTCACCGAAAGGCCCGCCATCAATATGCTCCGTATAAAAACCATGACCCTCTTCGTAGCGTTGCACCTGAAAACCTGTGTCACCCAAAGGCCAACAGTAGCCCGCTAGTCCGTCGTACTGGGAAACGTAATGGTTGATGCACTTACTTAAAGAGGTTTGTATTTCGTCTTCAAACCACCCGTTTTCTTTTTCGTACAGTTCCCCCATTTTAGGGGAGAGTTCAAAGTCGGAGGAGTTTTTGACAGCAGGATTGACCCCCAGCATCGATTTGCCTTCCGCTAAAACACCTGCTTCCCACAGCGCATCCCAATGCTGGGCCAGTAAACCATCTACCTGTTTGCACGTTTCAGGGTTCACAGCGTTCTTGTAAACAGCGATACCGCCCCATAGCCCCGCAGGGAAATCTACGTTCATGCGCCTGTTGGCATAAAACCGATACCAGCGGATCGTTGAATCAGATCAAGTAGCCACGGTTCGACAATAGTGCCTGTAATGTCAGGCGGCTCAGTTGGTTCCTGAGCATCCGTGTTGCCTTCCAAAAAGAGTTGAACCTTATTTGGAGGCACGTTATCCCATATCCATGTTTTGATTTCTTCGGTCATCCCCAAACCGATAATCATCTGTTTGGCGACATCCACCATCGGCTCCGTCGAACCAAACAACTCTCCAGCGGTTTCCCACTCCAAAAGAAGTCTCAAAACTTCTTGCAGGGTGCGGGCAGTAACCGAATGTCGGCCTTTGACAACAGCAAGTTCAGCACCCTCGTCAGATGACTCCATGTAAACGATAGTACCACCACAATCAGGGTTCCCCATTACAACATCTAGGTACTCCAAGGAACTGAAAAGCAAATCATGGTTCCCTGTGAGCGCATACGGTTGAGTCAAAGACTCGCAGTTGCATACCTGCAACGCTTCGTCCCATTCGTGGAACCCCATAGGGCCAAAGTTGTTTATTCCCCCGTCGCAACGAACATGGCCGTCTTCATCGACAAGTTCAATGTTGGGTATCAGCCGTGTGAAAGAAAATATCCCCTTAGAGTTATTAACCGACCATGTGCTTCCGTCTTCGGTATATGTGCGGGCAGGGAGTTTATTGTAGTAGCCGACCCCACCACGATGCTGTGGCTGGTCAATAAAGTCTGCCATTATTTCCTCCATCAGGTTTTAATGATGAACACAAAGGGTTCAACATTAACTGTAGTGGACACGGTAGAAGAGGAAAGGGCGTGGTTGTGGTTTGCAGAGTTTGTAGTGACCGTAGCCGACATTGAGTGCGAGTGGGATGCTCCACCGTTCGCTGTCGTGAACCCATGAGTGTGGTTACCTGAGTTTCCCCCAGTAGTCACGTTGTGAGTATGCGAGGCCCCAGAAGCGTTCGTGCCATGTGTATGGGAAGCACCAGATGCGTTCGTATTGTGAGTGTGCCATGAAGACACATTCCCTGTGTTGGTATTGCCGTTGGTGCCTTTTGTGTAGACATGGCTATGGTTAGAAGAAGGGTTCCCCGTACTATGCGTATGGTTCGCAGAAGCATTCCCCGTATTATGAGTATGGTTAGCGGAACCATTACCCGAAGTACCATTATGCGTATGGTTAGCAGACTGATTACCCGTGTTCCCAGTATGCGTATGAGTAGCAGTAGCCGCACCAGTATTAGCCGAAAAGTTGTGCGTATGGCCGACAGACTCATTGCCCAACCCCAACGCATCCAAAGACGAAGCCCCAGCCAAAGTAGTAGCAGTAGGGGACGTACCCGAAGCGATACCCATCGCCAACTTGTCAATAGGGTTCGGCAGGTTAAACGTCGTAGACCCATCGCCTACGCCGTAACGAGTTCCGACCGCAGCAAACAAATCAGAATAGGTGGTTCGCGATACTGCCGCACCGTCGCATTCAAGCCAACCGCTAGGGGCAGTAGAACCCGCCCACATCGAAACAGCCCCCGAGGGAGAACCCCCAGCAGCAGCCCAAGAAGAACCACCCGAACCATTAGCCGTCAACACATCGCCAGAAGAAGCACCAGTAGCATCAGCCGAACCAATACCTAACTTAGTTTCAACCGCAATCAAAGCAGTCGAATGATTCGCATGAACAACATCATGCTCAAAACCCGTAGCATCCAAATCCGTCGTAGAAGACGGAGAAGGCTGTTCCGAAGAAGTATCCAAAGACGTAGGAAAGTTACTTGCCATCTAAATCACGCAGCCAATCGTTCATCAACACTCACAGAATACCCAGCATCAGCCAACAACCCAGCCTCAACCACAGTCAAATCGGGACCAACATGGCCCCCATAAATCACACGAGTAACATTAGCAGACGGAACAGGCTGCCTCTCCGTAACAGTCGCATTATCAACAATCCACACATTCACACCACGACGACGAGGCGTATAAAAACGAGCCAAACGATTCTCAACATCCAAAGCATTAAAGAACCGTTCACCCTCCTTCATCCGCGAACCAGAACCAGTAGAACCAGTATCCACACGGCGAGCCAACAAAGTCTCATCCGAAACCACACGGCCACGGATCACCGACGAAACAACCTCCGCCGACATACCTGCCTGATGTGCAGGAACAGTACCCACACAAGACACAGCGGCAGCAACAACATTGACAACAGAAGAGGCCGAAGCATCTCCCAATAATACTGTTCCGCCGACTTCGGCTGGCGCAACGACCGCGGTAACAGAAACATCGGCAACACCGACAGAACCCGCGCCCTCAACCGCAACCGGCGACGACTCAACAACACTCGCAACCGAAACAACCGCAACCGCAGAAACCGCAGCAACACTCGCAGGGGCGACAGAAGCCTCAACAACGACAGACGCAGAGGGGATCGAAACAGAACCAACAACTGCCCCGACCGCGTTAGCGTCACCCGAAACATTCGCAGCAGAAACAACCGCCGCCCCAGAAACAACCACACCCACCGAAACAGACGCAAACAAAACACCCTGGTAAGTAGCGTTAGGTTCGCGATACTCAATGTCCGCATGACGGTAATCAAGAGCTGTCACGTTCATGCTCCTCAATCAAACGGTGACGTTCCTCATGGACTTTCGTCCAAACCGTCAACCCAATAATATCCGAAGAAACATCTTCCAACCTGTCTTCCAACCTGCCCAACAACGAACCCGTCGTATGATGACCAGACATTGTTTCCTTCCGCATACGAGCAAGAACCAGCCCGAAAACACCAGTCACCAAAGCGGCACCAATAATCCCGAACGAAGCAACCCACTCAGCGGACATACCATTTACCCAATCAACGCTTTATACGTTTTACGGCCAACAATACCATCAGCGATCAAACCATGCGAAAACTGCCACTGCTGAACCGCAGCCCGAGACAACGGCCCAAACACGCCATCCGCCTTAGCCCCGACTTTGCCTTGAACCCAACGCACAAACGCTCCACGCATCCGAGGGCGACGCAAACGCAATACCTTAACATAAGGAGGAACAGTAGAAGGATGCGGACGAACCACAGCATTAGGTGACATCTCAGCCAAATGAGCATACGCCGTGTCACCAGGACACGCAGTGGCTTTCACATCGCGATGCCCCTTGATCGTAGGATCAGCAGTAATGCGACCTATTTTTTGACCCAACTCGATGAGTTCGCGAACAGCATCTACTGCTGCTTGGCTAATCGGTTGCTTCGTAGTATCGCCGATGATAACTATTGCGTAAGAGTTTTTGTTGTGGCCGCGGGTTGCTCCGGGCCGGTTACCCCAACCTCGTAGTTCGTAGACGCGCCCTGAGGCTACGCCAACAGCGAAAGAATACGCAATGTCAGCCCATCCTTTGCCGCGGTGAAAGTTTTGGTATCCGCGTAGGGTTGCGGCTTCGGCGGGGTAGGTGTCGTTGGCGAGCGTCGTGCCGCCATGATGTATAAAGATTTCACTTATAGGTTTCTTATGTTTCGTTGTCCAGCGGGGGGCTTTTGCTCCCCATCCGGCTCTATTCGTCGGTGTCATCGGAGGCTTCTTGCTTTAGTTGTTCGATTTCTTTTGCTTGGAGGTTGATGTTTGTCATGGTTGTAGTCTACCCGCTAGTAGTCCAGCGTTACGGTTATTAACGCTTTGTATATGCTGGAATGGTTCGCTAGATCAGAGTAGGAAGCATCGTTGCCGCCGGTAGAAGAAAAACTTGACGTACGGTTAGCGATCCACAGTTCTTTCGTGGACAACGCCGACGCAAGGCTAGTGTTTAGTGTGAAATCTTTAGCGGTACCCCACAACCAAGAATCTTGAGTCGTCGCATCCGTTGTCATGTTCGTGAGATTAATGTCAGCACTGGCGGTACCCGAGTTGATGGTCCCGTCGTACTGACCAAGATACCAAGTATCAGCGGTACCAGTAGTGCTGACCCCGGAACCAGTGTTGCGGAATAAAGAAACTTTCAACGCTGTGCAAGACGGGCGAGCAGCGATAGCGGTAGCAAAGTTGATGCCTGCCGTAGCATCCGTATCGGAAGTGAAATCCATGACAGTAATACCATCACCGAAACCATACGAACCGACCTTACATAACCCGTCGGTACGCCAACCAGAAGGCCGCCAACCCAAAGAGTTCGTCGCATAAAACGCGTAAGTAACAGGATCAGACTTAGACCAAGCCTTCACCCAGTTGCCAGTACCCGAACCCGACGAATACCAAACATGCTTCGGATTAGACCAGTTGCCGGTACCCGAACCAGTAGACCTGTTAACTTTCGTGCCGTTAGGAACCGTCGTCCAGTTACCTGTCCCCGACCCCGTTGAACGCTTCAACGTAGCCATCAGGAACTCGTATCAATCCAGATTTCCCCAGCAGCACCAGCAGACGGAGCGGTGGAAGCAATCGTTACCTTAGCGAAACCCAACCCGTTAATATCAGCGTAAGATTGGTCAGCGGTAGCAGCAGCCTCGATGCCATCAAGTTTCGTACCATCAGCAGCAACATCACGGCCATCAACGTTACCAGTAACAGTAATCGCACCAGAAACAGTCAACGCAGTCAAAGACCCAACAGACGTAATCGCAGGTTGAGCAGCAGTCGTCACCGTACCAGCAGTAGTAGCCGAAGTAGCCGACGTAGCAGTAGTAGCGTTACCCGAAGTGTCCTGCGTACCCGCAGCATCCACACCCGGTAAAGAAATGTTCCCCGTGCCATCAAACGACACACCCCCAATAGTGCGGGCAGTAGCCAAAGCGGTTGCCGTAGCCGCATTACCAGACGTATCGTTCGTAATCGCAGTAACAGCCCAAGTAGAAGTACCAGAACCGTTCGCTACTAAAATAGCGTTCGCGGCAGCAGCAGAAGCAGCCGAAGAACCTATACCAAGTTTAGTTTCCAACGCAAGAACCGCGCCATGCACATTTACATGGAGAAGGTCGTGTTCAAACCCTGTATCATCCATGTCTGTAGTAGACAAAATGTCTGTACGGAGAGTCCCCCCGCCCGTATCTAAAGCGTTCGGATAAGCAGTAGTCATTTATCCGCCTCCTACGGGGTCAAGTCCAGCGTCCAAATACCGCTGGCATTCCAAGTAATAGTAAACGTCCCATTCGCCGAAGAATAATCAGCACCAAAATCAACTAAACAAACCAACGGATCAGAAGCCAAAGTATCGTCGTAAAGAACAGCAGCGCGAGCAGACGAAATCGTAGACGAAGCCCACGCCACATCATCCGCATCAAACACTAAAGAACCAGAAGCACCAGTCAACGAAACAGTCGTCAACGCCGCACCACCAGCAGTATAAGCAGTACCCGAAACCTCATTCGCTGACAAGTCAGCCCAATAATCGTGGGTATCGAAATCAGGGGTAGCAGAGTTCGTTATCATCGCACACTTAAACGTGTCCGAACCAGTGTTCACAGCTAACTGGGTAGCGTCAAACACATCCCGAAAAGTCGGAACAAACAAGCCAGAAGCAGAAACAGCCATTAGTTTTTATCATCCTTCTGCACGACCTTCAAGTCCACAGATTGAGGAACAACCGTCGCATCAACGCGGCCATCCCAATGCTCAGTACGCACACCACCAACAGAACCATCAGAATCCCGTTTAACCAGGGAAGAGTTCTTAGAACCACGGCGAGTCATAAACCCAACCGAAGCATATTTACCAGTCACTTCTTAGACCTCCGAGGCGTACGAACCTTTTTTTTCTTCTGCTTTTGTTTCTTATATTTCACAAAAGCACCTTAATAGAGATGGAAACCGACCCTGATGATTTGCCGCAAGAAAACTTGCCACCAGGGTCGGTAAACATCATAAACTCAACTCCTAGTTGGAGCCAATACTTGAAGCCGACTCAATGCGGTACAGTGATTCCTCGCGGAAACGACCGAAACCACACATCGCGTACCAACCAACAGGTTGGAAACGACGAAGCTTGTCGGTAACAGGACCGAAGACGACCTGCGGATCAGCACCGTACATAGTGCTGTACGCGTGAGCCAAGCCTTCTTGCCCAACAATCAGGGTTCCGTAAGCATCAACGGTAGAAGCACCACCGTCAGTTACCTTCAAAGCCCGAGGGGTTTGAATGAAGGTGACACCATCGAAGGTACCGATTTCGCCTTTTTTGACGTTATCGGAATCCGAACGAATCTGGAACGAACGCAAATCGGCAGTACCAGTCTGCTCAATCATGTCGTAAGCCACATCCGGGTGGATGAACCCCATGTAACAAGGACCCCAAGTAGGAGCCGAAGCTGCCCGCAAGTTAGCCACTGCTTCACGAATGGAAGAAGAGGTTAAGGTGTCCGAAGCGGTCAAAGCCCCGCGAGAGGTTTGACCAATGTATTTAACGTTAGAACCGGCGTATGCTACGTCGGCTACGATTTGGTCGATACTGTCAGCGGCGTTATAACCGATGACGTTAGCAGCGTCCTCATCAACGTTGAGAAACGACTGTCCGCGCAAAGCAGCAGTAGTTTCAATAGTGTTACCGTACTCAGCAAGAGTAACAGTTACTTGGGTATCAGCCATAGCCACCGAAGTGGTATCGCTAGTTTCAGTGAGTGCAGAAGTTGCTTGCGACAGATCGCTGTACTTTGTGAACGTGACACCGCTACCACGATGAGACTGGTTCGTAGCACGAACAGTCGCATAATCAGCATGAAGCGGGTTGGCACGGAACGCAAAGTAAGCCAACTGTTGAAAAGCAACCTGATCTGAACTCAGGCTGGATTTCTGGGTGTAAGCCATTAGATATTACTTTCCTGTTTAGTAGTTTGAAACAGTGAAAATAACTATCCTTGGACGTTGATCGAACCACCTTCAGATTGCCACAAAGCTTTTAACTCTGCGACACTCGACGCTGACCTCAAACGATCATTAAGATCGCCGGGGACAACAGGCTGTCCTTGTAAACTGGCGGCAGCAACACGCTGCGAAGCATCTAGTTCCCCACGAAGAGTCTGAGTTTGCTCAGGTTCCGTCGGATACCATTGTTGTTCCATTGAAGATTCCGGGTTACCGGCATCAATGAAACCTGCTTCTAACGCGGCAGTGCGTATCGCTTCCGGATCGTAATCGCCTTCATATCCCTTAACGAAATATGCTTGCCGACTGTCACCAGGGTTGATGCCTGCCTTGCGAAATGCTTCTGTTCGTTCAAGGTTGAGGAGTTTGTTTTCCGCTGCTTCTGCTCTCGCTTCAGCATCGGTTGCTCTGTCCTCTAACACTCTACGAAAGTTGCGTTTCTCGCCGCCTTCTTCAACATTAGGGTCGTTAGTTTCACTCATTATGTTTCGCTCCATGTCCGCTAGTCGCACCCAACCGTGGAGGACGGAGGGTGGTGGGTGTTACACAAACAGCTCTCGTAGCGGACAAATGAAACTACGGCCAAAGGTGTCTTGGTTAAACTATAGCAGCGGGAAACAGTGTTGAAGTGAACTTACTGTGCGGAACCTAAACCAGTGAACCCGGCGGCGGTCATAGCGGGGCCACCGGTTTGAGCGAACGCTGCTTGGCGGCGTTGGCGACGTTCCTCTGTTTTGCGTCGAGCCTCAATATCCAGCCCGAACTCGCCGGAGATTATCTCCCCGGTCGTAATATCCTCCTCCTCTGACGCTGTTTCTTCAGCGAGAGTGGAGGCCGCTACTGCTTGGAAACCTTGTCGAGCAGTTGTCTCAGTAACCCCGGCGGCTTGTAAGCGTTCGGCGGTTTGCAGGTCGATGGCACCAGCCCCGGTTTCGACGGCTATGCCGCCTATCCGTGCTGTACCAAAACGTTCCCGTTCTTCAAAGATATTTGTGGCCCTCTCCGGGTCCAAATAGTAAGCGGTCAAATCTTCAGTTGTAATACCATAGTAGCGTTCCAGTTGCTCCTTGACTTCAGGTGTCGTCGCTACAGCAACTTCTGCTGCTAAACCTACGCGTTGCGAAAACTCTTGGGGGGAAACATCTCCGGCGATCAACGCACCGAAATCGTCGGGGGCATCGTAAAACGTGGACGGCATCCCGTACATAGATAACGTACCGGCGTATTGGCGTTCCAAAGCGACATACGTTTCTTCGCTAATCGCACGGCCAGCGGAAGCCAATGCTTCCATCGCCGGGAACCTTGCCTTGTACGAATCAGACAACTGGACTTTCGCCCACACCGCACCAAAATCAGCGGTACGCTGCCACAGCCCGATCAAATCCAAATCCGTGTCATTCAACAAACCCTCCAACCCGTATTGGGTTAAAGCATTCCGAATAATATCGTCGCTAGTTTCCTCAGCCATTACCCTGTCCTCCCGAACTTCTTACCAATCGCGTCAGCAAGCTGTTGCGCTTCGCCTTTAGCCCCATCGGTGATCTTGTAATCCTCTAAACCGCGAACATACTGGCCGACTTCCGAAACAGTCATCATGCGTTCCGTCCCATCGTCGTTCAACTGGTGAATAATCGGTTGGAACCTAACATCAGTCATAAAGTCAATAGACGTAGAATCTATTTCCAACAACCGTGCTGCTTCCATCCGCATCGGAGCGAGAATCTGTTTCACCGTATACCCCTGAGCGATACGAGCATCCAAAGCAGGGAACGCTGACTGCGCTATTTGCGCTATATCGTTGCGTAAACCAAGTTCAGTTTCGTCACCCAGGAACAGGGCTTCAGCCCAAGCGTCTTTAGTTTCATCGTCGATCAAATGCCCAACCATGTAGTCACCGGCGATTTGATCTATCACCGAATACATGTCTCCGACTTGGCCTCCGGCTTGACCGGAATCCCAATCTGCTTCCATCACAACGTACTGGTTGACTTCGTAATCTGACCAGCCTTCAACATACGAGTCGCGAGCCAGTTCACGCATCCGTTCATCAGTCATAGTTAACCCGATGCGTCCCGCAGCGCGAGTCAAACGAACCACCTGGTTGTCTAAATGGTCGGCGGCGGACGCTGGGTCGGATGATTCTAAAAGTTGGAAATCGCGTTCTGCTTTGTCGTGTTCACCCCACCAATCGGTTTCTTTGATTTCTGCTTCTAAACGCGCTAACCCGGTGGCACTGTCGTACCAGCCTTCGGAGGCGGCTTGTTGCAGGATCGGGCCGAGTTCTTCGTGGAGTAGCCAGCGCGCTCCGTATCCGTGGGCTGCGGCGAGTGCTGCTGTTTCTTCGTCTGAGAACACATCCCCTGAAGGCACTGTCCCGCCGGTTGCTCCGCCTCCGGTGGTTGTGGTGGTTCTCACGCTAGGAGTGTAGGTCGGCACATTCGCGAGGGTTTCCCCGGTGGCTGCTTCATACAAGTCTACCGCGGCTTGGGTTCGTGGCCCCATGATTCCATCTATCGGCCCCGGCGAGAAGCCCGCTGCTGCGAGTTTTTCTTGCAACGCGAACACATCGCTGTCCCCAACGGGTTGAGTTTCATCCAACCCTTCAACAATCGCAACCTCGCCTTGCGCGACAGCAGGCTTGCCACCTCGTTGGCCGGGATCGCCAGTAAACCCGCTAGAAGGCACATCTCCAACAGGGGTGGAGACAGCAGTAGCAGGAGGAGTTACCCTTCCCGCTTCAGGGGAAAATGTGGGTGGCGCAGCGGCTTCCTCTTCGAAACGAGGACGCTCCTCCTTGGGCAGCATCTCCGGAGTAACAACACCTGTTTCCTCCAACACGCGCACAGGGGCAGCATTAAAATCAGTTAAATCAGTTTCAGTAGCAGCAACCAACTCTTCGGCAGCATCCAACGCAGCCTGAGTCCCGGCACCCATTTCGAACGCTGTCGCATACAACGGGGCAGAAGCATCCGGTTCAACCGTTACCGTCCCACCCTCAGGAGGCCAAACCTCTTCACGGCCTTCTCCGAGAATATCGGAACGCACCTTAGAGATGTCCCAATCTTGCGGGGTCTGCCCCCTCGTACCTAAGTTGCGAAGCCAACTACTGTGCGAACGATGGTTAGAGAACTCAATATCGTCAAGAAGCCCAGCGAGTTCGTTGCGATCATCTTCGTCAACATCCTGCAAAGACGCGCCAGTGCCGTAATCATCTACGATCCGGTCAAGAACAACAGATAGTTGCTCCCAACCAGCATCCCAACCCTGCTGCGTATCGTAATCCTCGCGATCACGTTGCACCGCTTCCTGCGCTTTAGCGAGTTCTTTCGCGGCTTTCTCCACCGCCTCCTCGCGGTCTTTACGACCAGCGTCTATAAAAGAATCAAGAGCGTTCGTAGGTTCATCATCAGCCATCAGGCTCCCCTTACCAAGCGTTCAAACACGCTTAAAGTTTTTTCAGTAGCACGGGCAGAAACCTCACCCGGAGCAGACTCAGCAAAAGCCGCTTCAACATCAGCACCAGACGGCGACTGAGACTGCGAAGTCTCCAACGAACGAATCACCGACATCGCCAACTGGCGTTCCTCAGACGAAGCGTTACGACCCAACAAGTTTTTAGCAGCAGAATCAGCCATCGAATACACTTGCGCTTCGGTAGCGCGACGGATAATCCGTGCCGGAGCAGCCTGCGGTTCAAACAAAGACGGATCAGCATCCGGCATAGCCGACAACGGGTCAACACCCTGCGTCGCATAATACGAGATAGCCCGGTTTAAGGCCGCCAACGAATCAGTAGGCCGGTCAATGTCTTCAGGGTTCGTGCCGCGAGTATAAAACCCGGCAGCGTATAAGCGTTCATTTATTTGGCGTTGACCTTCAGGGGTAGCGTCACCGTATTGGTTCCAAATATCGCGGACAGTAACATCCGTAACTATTACGTCGTCAAAAGACCCCGTAGGGTACCAAGCGGCCTCTACATCGTCTTCCGGCCTGACCATTGACGGTTCAGTGTGGGTGACCACAGGGGCATCCAACGGCATCGAAGACCACTCGTTCCACGGGTCGTAAACCTCTCCCCCCGCAGCACCACCCGTAGCGAACCCCTGCTGGGCGGCCATCTCATCAAACTCAACAGTCATTACGCAGCCTCATTTTTTAACATTTGCTGACTCTCCGGCCAGGTATCACTAGACATAGGATCAAACTCCAACCAACGCCACAACAAATCACCAAACGTCGGATTCTCCGCCATCCTCATCGTTACTTCCTCCCACGCCGCAGCCATATCCTGATTACTGGAAGCCCGCAAAGTAGACGCACCACCATTAGCGGCCCGTTCAGCTAGTTCCCCAGTAAATATATCACGCATATCGAGGTACTCAGATAATAACCGAATATCGTCGCGCCCTATCAAACGCTCATCCTCAACAATCGCCCGCATCCCATCAACCCGGTTCGACCATTTAGTCAAATCAGGGTTCTTGTACGCTTCAGCCCACAACGGGAACTCCTCAGCAATCCGTTCAATGGCTTGCTTCTTCACCGCAGCCAACTCAGAAGCAGCAGCGACCTGCAAGTTCGGTAAACCCCGTTCACGCATCTCATTATAAATAATATCATTAATGCGGCCATACTCTTGCCAACCCTCGCGTTCACGCGAAGAAACCAAAATCTCTTCCAACGCCAAACGTTCACGCCTCTTCACACCAGACCCAGGGCGGGTATCTTCCTCCAACTGGCGGTCATACACAGCGGCACTAAACTTCGCAGCACCACCACCCTCGATACCGAGAATCAAACCACCAACCTCAGGGAACTGGTTAACCAAATCAATGTATTCGGCCCGCAACTCTTCGGACTCCAACGTTGCCGGTAACCCCTCATTGTTTTTAGAGAACCGGGCAGCCAAAGCAAAAAACCCTTCGTTGCCTTCATCGACAAGTAACTCCATGAACTTGTCGTCAGCGGTAGACGGATCAGCAGATTTGAACCCGCGATACGCATCAATATACGATTGGTACGGGGAATGAAACCCGACGGACGCAGGCGAAAACGCTGATGCGATAGCGCGAACAAACATAAATGACTTCGCATCGTTACGCACATCGGCAATAAACTCTGCGCGAGCGTTACCATCGCCGAAATCTATTTGCTCCAAATCACCGTTCGCCATATCCGCTAAACGAGTAACCATAATCGTTGCCGCTTGCGACTCATACGAACGATCCTCCAGCAAAGAAGAAGTAATACGTTTCATCCACGCCGGTTGCAAAGAATCCAACACACCGACAGGGCCGTAAGGCAACATAAACTTTAACGCATCCTCCACTTGAGGTTCTTCCTGCACAAGCTTAGATGCCGGTATTTGAATAATCGGCCCGAACCCTGGTAAACCCTGTGTGATCATGTTCAGCGACGACGCACGGAACCGGATAACGTTTTGGTCGTCAGCGGCACCACCAGCATATCCGGCACCCATTATGTCGGCAGCGAACTCAGGTACCCGAAACTGGAAAAACCTGTTCCCCCGGTCATCTTCAACTGTTTCAAACGTGTCACCCAACTCGACATCGGGATGGATTGCCTTAAACATTCTCGCTGTGAACACAGGGTTGTTGGCGGTCAAACCGGCCCAACGACTCAACACTTCTTGCCAAGCATTAAAGAACGGCATAACGTTTTTCATTATCGCACCAAACTGTGAAGTTTCAGCGAGATCGTAAAGAAGGTAACGGGTTTCTTGTAACGCTTCGCGGCGGGCAGACGACTCTAACTGCCGTAACGCGTCTTCGGAAAGTTCAAACCCTTCGCCTTTTTTGAAATCTTTCAACCGGCGGCGCATACCCATTTCGTAGATGCGTCGGAAATACGGGTTACGCGACAAAGTATCTGTCGGTAATGTCCCCATGCGTTCATACAAACCGTCAACGACTTTTTGGGCGCGATCTAGTATCCCATCGGATTTCATCATTGTTTGTTCTTGAGCGTGGATTGTCCCCACTAAACCCTGCCACGACTCGCCAACATCATCAGCGACTTTGCGTACATCATCCAACGACACGCGTTGACCCTGAGCGAGCCTCGCCCGCAACGCAGGATCAGACAACATCCGGTCAGCAGCAGAAACCGCAACCTCAGCCCAACCATCCGCACCCTGATGTTTAATCCGCAACGCAATATCTTGAGCAAACTGGCGACCCGACGGAGTTTCGTTCATCCATCTCACCAACGCCTCAGCACGATCCGCAGCGTTACCTAACGAATCATCCCAAATAATAGCACCCAACTCGCCGCCCCAATGATCGTTAACGACACGCTCCCAATAGTTAGCGAAATCCCTCACCCCATCAACAGTCACCGCATCATTCGGGTCCAACACCCGTGTCCACGCACCCAACTCGACAGCGAGCTTATCGTTTTGCATTTTCGTAGCGTTATCCAACAAATATCCTGTTTGCCGGTTCGCACTATTGAGTTTACGCCAAGCCAGATTCGGAGACAAAGCATCACCGAACGCTGCTTGCACTTCGTATCCGTTGATTTCTAGATTACCGACACCTAGTTCACGCAACGCTACTTGGTCGCCAGTTTTTTTCGCTTCCTCTATTTTTGTGCGTTTCTTAATCAACTTACGCAACGCCTTGTTGTTACGAATCAAAGAACCGCCTGCACCGGCAGCCGCACCGAACGGCCCCGCTATTACTGTTCCGAGCGCACCGGATCGAGCAGCGCGACCAACCTGTATACGGCGAGGAGATTTTGTTTTCAACGCCGACTCCAACGCGGCTTCAACATAATCGGCGCGAGAAGAAGTCAACAACTCCCACAACGGGCCGTTCCCCATCGAAGTACCTTCACCCAAAACAGATAAACGAGACATCATCCGTAACTGTTCATCGCCGACAACACGAATAGCCCACGCTGGACGCAGCAGCATCGATGGCCGCCAAATACGCATCGCCCCAGTGATCCAGTCGCCAGCGTTATCGGTTGCTTTATACACACCGGAGAACCGCGACTTGTTGTGGCGAAGAAAACGATCCAAACCTTTAACATCTAAAGTGAAAAACGATTGCTGCAACTGTGCCGGAGTCAACGGCATTTCCATCGTTGTGAGAACCCCGGTTGCGTCGTCTACCCATTCAACTGTTGACACGCCTCGTTCGGCATCGTATTTAGGGGTTTTACCCAAAGTAAACCGTGCGCCACGCGACGACTGTTCAAAATCTTTGATCAACGCATCAATCTGTGTTTTAGACGCATCCGGGTGGTGACGCAAAACAACGCGTTTAATCATCGCTGTCTGCTGCGCCTCCGCTTTGAACACGCGACCAGCGCGACCCGCCGCAGCCCACTCGCCACGGAACCTTGCTATCTCATCGGCGGAAGCCCCACCTTCCTGCATCGCACGGGCGATCTGCTCACCACTATTAGGGTCACCAGCCCAAACATGTCGTTGAGGTTTCATATCGCGAAACAACTGAACAGAACGACCCAAACGACCAGGACGATCAATGCCGTCGCCACGGTACCAAGTAGAGTGTTCTAGTTTGTCTCTAGTGTTTTTACGCCAAGACGGAGTTATTACTTCGTCTATGGAAGCCCAACCCGCTACCGCTTGGGCGTGGGACGCGGTTTCGTCGGCTAGTTCTTGCGCTGTTTGGAACGCGGCAGCGTTGGCTCCTGCGACTCCTTCTGGGATGTGCGGTCCGATGAACGCTGTGTCTGCGAATAGTCCGCGGTAAAATGTTCCGGCGGCAGGCGAGTCGGCCATGATGCGTTCCACTGCGGAGGTTTCTCCCATGAAGAACCGCATTGGGCCTTCCATTGATTCGCGTCCGCCGGTGAATCCGCCTTCTCCGAGGTATGCGCGGGCTAGTTCGTATGATACGAGGTCGCCTCTGGCGTGGTCGGGGAAGTATTTTTCGCGGATACGCCCGGTGAGTGTGTTGAGGACTGTTTCGGCTTGTCCATCCACGTCACCTGCTTCTTTCAGGCGGCCTTTGATGTCGTCGCGGGTTTGGACGAGTGCGTCTATTTCTTCGTCTGTTACTGTTCCGCTGCGGCGTTTCCGTGTCCGAGCGTTTCTGAGTACACGATTTGCTTCAACAAGGTCGTCTTCTAGTTTCGCTACATTTGCAACAGCAGCACCGGTAGTAGGCGACCGAGGGATACGGGTAGCGGAAGCCCCCGAATCAACCACCCCTGACACAAACTGCAACAACCCATTATCGGCAATCGTTTTTTCCAGAACTACAGGAGAAGCCAAATCGCTGACGGGGCGCATCAAGAGTGCCTTAACGGTGTCCAACCCGACCTTCTCTACCGCCCCCTCTAAAGCCTTCTCAATCTCAGGAGACATCACCCCGCGCTTCGCAAACTCTTCCGACAAACTGTGCAATCGAAGCGACAGCCTCTCCCAGTCCGGCCCCCTCACCGCATCGTGCGGACCAGCAAAGTATCTAGTGTCCTTGCCTCTGTAATCCAAATCTTTGAACTCAGGTATCGAGTCAACGATGTTCTCAACATCGTCTAGTTGGGCAATGATTTCATCTTCCAACCCTTTGGGACTAAGTTTCGCGGCCTCATCGTTAAACCGCACATGGGGTTGCCAACTCTCCGTTGGGGTTACCCTCGACCCCAACACTCTAGGGCTTATGATAAGTTCCGATTCGGGAGTAATGGGGCCAAGGCGCGCATCTACCGCTCCTGAAACTTCTCTGAGTTCTATCTCGAACCGCTCAATCTGATGACTCCCAGGGCGGGACACTGTTCCTGATGCTACTTTTTCTGCCCCCAGGTATTCCGCGTCGAGCGAAACCGACGGTTGGCGATCAAGCGGGTTACCTCGACGATATACCACCACGGTGCCATTCCCGAAAGCAGGGTTTGTCCTTAAAAGATACTCTTGGCTTATAATCGCTATTTGGCGTTCAACCAAGGCTTTCACCGCCGGAGTGATGTCTCCTGCTTCTATGACGAAATCATCCGCCCAGGGTGCGATTGCCTCTTTGCCTGTTAGGGCGATTCCAGCCGGATCGTTAACGGGGCTACCCCGATAAGATAAGGCGACCTCTTCAAAGGTGCCTCCCACCCCAGAAACGGGGGCTGTGTCCTCTAGCCCCGTTAAGGCGCGCTGCCCAATCGTGTAGTTCGCTTCACGCCTATCTGTAAAATGTCGGCGCACGATCTCATCGGCGAGGTTTTTTTCCGCAGCGGTGGCCGCAGGAAGTTCTGCGAAAGAACCGCCAAACCCTTTGAACACCCCATCCGCATCGCCTCCAACGCCGACAAGGGATTGGGTATCCCCTGTTTGCACTGCTTCTATTATGCCAAGTTTTTCTTCGTTGCCAACAGCATTCACCCGTTGCGTCGCAGAGAGGTCTGGGGCTTCCCCCCAAGAGGCTTCTCGAACTGGTGGGGCATGCCCAGCGTCGGTGGCTAACTGTTCAACATCATCTGCTAAACGAGAAAACCCGCCGCCCTCCTCAAAATAGTTAACCCGAGCAGAACGCAAACGCGCACCACGCACACCCATATATGTGTACCCAGCCAAAATATCCACATCACCGAACACGCGAAACGCAGCGTCAACGGTACCCGACATGATGTTATGAAACTGGGTACCCTCCCAACGAGCCAACTGATCTTCATCCATGATGTCGTCAGTCGCCATAGCAAACGAAACCGCTTGACCAATAGAACGAGTTTGCGCTATACGATGCGCCAACTTCCAATCATCCTTATCAAACCAAACACCAATATCGTCGCCAAAAAAACCGCCCGAACCACGCGACTCAGCGAGCGAAGCCATCGTCATCACCGTAGTCAAAGGCTCACGAATCCACTCGCGGCCAGCGTACTCCAACCCCTCCAACGCCTTCCCGCCACCCTCACGCACAGGCTCAGGCAAAGCACCAATCAACGTGCCACCAATACCATCAGGACCAATCAGATTATTGAGTTGCTCCGCGCCACGCTTCATCGCGACCCCAGAAACAGTACCCAACAACCCTTCATACTCGTCGTCAGTAAAAGGAGCCTCAACAATATCTATAACAGCGTTAACGGAAGTACGCCCAACCTCGAAACCAGCGTCCCAAAGTTTATCCAAGCGACTTAAAAAACTCACACGAACCCCTAGTAAACGCCGCGACCATTAACGGCCAAATCGCGGACACGACGAACAAACATACGAAAGTTCGCTGTCGCCTCAGGTTGCGCCGCTTTAGTTTCCAACAACGGCAAATACGCAGCCAAACGCTCCGACATTTCCTTATCGCCAGCACCCTGAGGAACAGCCAACGCCTCCGCACCCGGACCAGGACCAACCCCAGCACCCGAAGTAACAGGTTGACGAGGCTGCTCAGTAGGACGAGTCAACGGGCCAGCCGCACCCGGTTGTATCCGCGGTGTCTCCGGCAACGGAATAGCCCGCTGCGCTTCCTCCTGTTTCACCCGCTCACCGTAACCCTGCCCACCAGCGGACTGAACTTTTTGCCCCTTACCTTTACGCGGCATCAGCCACCCACCTGAGATAGAAGATCACGCAACGAAGGTGTCCCAGCCGCATTCGGGGTAGGCCCAGCCTCAGCCCCCGCACCCGGCTGGGCGATACCGGGTTGCGCTTCAGGTGCTTCAGGAGGAACTTGCGTCGCTTGACGTTCCTGCGCCTCCTCATGGACCTTCTGCACAGCCCCGGCCAAATCAGCCTTATTGTAACGAACCAACTCAACTATACGAGCAACATCACCCGGAGGTATTTGCCCCTGCGAAGCTTGCGTTTGCAACGAAGCCAACAATGCTTGCTCCAACGATTCCGCAACCACCTCGTCATGCTCCGACTCAACATCATCAACCATAGGGTCAATCTCCATAAACGATTTCTTAGACATGGTACCCATGCCGATGCGTTGCCCAGCCCCAATAATCAAACCATTCAAATCCGTACCAGGGTTAGAAAACACGACACGGTTATGATCAGTATCGAAATGCTTATTCGGCGTGTAATCCACACGACCCTTCGCACCCTTAGCAGACACATAAAACGAAACCGCTTTATTCCCGGCGTACGCTTTAGCCAACGCTACAGCGCGACGGTTCTCCGCCTCCATAGAAGCAGCGAACACGCGTTGCGCTTCCTGAACAGGGAAATCCACAACAGCCGACATGACCGCATCACCGCGGCGGCCAGTCCTAATGTTCGAACCAGACTCTCCACCAAACTCAGCGGGAATACCAGCAGTCAAACGTTGCGCCCGTTCCAAACGATCAATAGTCGGGTTAGTCATAAACCCCGGATTCAAAGTAGAATCCTTCAAATCTCCGCCCTTGACTTGACCAATCTCCCCAGTCAAACCGTTCGCAGTATTAATGATCTGCGGTTGCTCACCAGCGCGAGCCACCAACCAAGTATCAGGGAAAATCCCTTTCTGCACAGCGATAACTTCCAACGCCATCAAACGCGCCTGCGTCTGATACATCCCCAACATCCCATCGAACTGGCCTTGAGCCTGATCTAAACAAACACGCCCCGGCACAACCGCCGGACACAAACCAATACGGTTAGGGAAACGCTCCAACTCAGCGAGCGGCTCAGTCGTATAAGTAGAACGCGACCAACCAGTGTTGTCTTGCGGGACACGCCCAACAGCGATCAACACAGTTTCCTCATGGTCAACGTATTCAACCAACTGGAAAACATCGGATTGTTCCAACGTGTCGTTGCCGCGCAAACGGTCCGCCTGGTCAGGGTAATGAAGTTTCAACCAAGCCCAAGTACGTTCGTAAGTAAAAATACAATCAGTGGGTTCCAAATCGTCCGGGCCGATAACCGGCGACGGGTAAGTAGTCAACGGATCACGAACCGTCCACTCAACCGATTGTTTAACAGGATCGAAACGTAAAGAAACAGGTGAAGAAGCATAACCAATGAACTGACGCGCACGACGCATCATTTTCAAATCCATATGATTCGTTTCCCACATCCCGAACAAAGCGCGACGGCGAACCCGAGCATTCTTTTCCGACGCTTTAGACTCAGGGTTCGACGGAGGACAAACAATGTCCGGCATCGTCGAAGAAATACGCATCGCAGTTTGATCCAAACCCTGCGACACCAAGTTCGCTACAGCAGCAGACTCATACTCGTCCAACTCCGGCAACGGAACAACAATCTCACCGTCATACGCTGAACGCACACGACGCATCCGATCCATTGCTGGACCCTGACTAGACTCCCGTTCACGGAGCAGTTCTAAAATCTTCTCAGCGGCCTTCACTTAACCAACCTTTTTTCTTATCCAAGACGGCCTCCACATCGGAGTCGCATCCCCCTTAGGCAAACTAATGTTCGGAAGATTATGTTCTAAAAACCATTGCGCCATAACACAGTCGTCCGTACGGGAACCAGTCCCGTCAGGAGTCCACTTAGTTACTTCGTTGATTAATAGTAGCGCATGTGGGCGAGCCTCAGTTCTTTGCCGCCCCGGAAGACGCACCAAACCATGTTTATACAACCCAGCGAGCATCTGAACACCATAATCAGGGTCACCCTTGTTGCGAGAATGCGTGTAATGAGGGATCAAATGGACACCCCTCGTAGCAGACCAGCGTTGAAAATGATCGTACTGCATAATAAACTTTTGCGCCGCATTCGCCTCAACAATCCAATACTGGATCGGATGCCCCATGTCCATCGACCGACGCTGCCACTCCTCAGCGATGCCAGTAAACGTACCCTCCGAATGGTTCCAATCCAAAAATGTTGGCGCATCCATTTTCTGACGATACGACTCCAACAAATAACGGAACCCCGACTCCGGCACATACGCCCAAACCTGCAAAGCCCAATACTTAGAAGGCGACGGATCAGCCGTAGCGCAAATAATCACATCACCCGGCAAGTTCGCAGGCAACTCCCACAAATCACGGTCAGCATCCCAGCACCCCATGTACTCCACCCCATCGGCACCCTTCCCACCCGAAATCCACAAAGGGTCCACAAGAACAGAAGCAGGATCAGCATCCTCCTGCTGATACAAAATAGCGTAACGATCAGGAGTAGACTGCTGAATATGCGTTAACTTACGCCAGTTCAAACGACGCGGATACAACAAGCACCCATCAGGCCACGGATCAGAAGCCATCTTATGATTCTTCTCGCACAAATCTTCGTAATGCGCTTTATACAAAATATGGTGATACCGTTTCCCACCGAGCTGCAAAGACTCCGGTATTTCCTCATCGAAGTCATCATCGTCATCCATGATTGCTTCCTTATCCAACGCATACCGGTAAATATCGTCCGAAGACATACGTTGCCCCTGCAACACCAGAAGGCCGCCCGGCTCCAACCGAGTCTCCGCCACCTCATCCCACCATTGCTTCAACTGTTCGCGAGCATCAGCGGTACGCATCTTACGAGGATCATACAAATCGTCCCAAATCACCAAATCGAAACGGCCACCCAAAAACCCCGAGTCCACACCAAACGCCGTCCAAGTAGGTTCCTTCTCAGACACAGGCATATCGCCCTCCTGGGCAACAGTAAACTGGTCGCCACGCCACACCTCTTTAATCTCAGGCTTAAACCGGCCAAAATCCTCCAACAAAACTGCTTCAGCATCCACTGCTAAACCAAGTTTCATATCCTTAGCCTCAGCCTTAACAGGGATGGTACGTTCAAACTCGTTTTTCAGGCGACGCGTATACCATTCACCCAACCGGGCTGTATGCGAACCAACCATTCCACGCAACGTCCGGTCGCGAACCGTAGCCCACGCCGGAAGTATCCGAGTAAAAAACGTTGACTTGCCTGAACCAGGGGGAGCGTTGATAACAACGTATTCTTCTTGCGGAGAGTTCATTAACTCCATGATGCGTCCCGTGGCTTCAACCTGCCACGGCATGAGTATCAAACCAAAATAGCGGCGAGCAAAAACTTCAATATCGTCGTACGCTTCTTTCGCCTCAGGAATCAACTCGTCGTACGGAACAACCGCAGGTTTTTTTAGTTCCTCAAAAGCAGCTTTCGCTTGCTTCCCAATAACACTACCGGTACCGTCTTCGAAATCTTTAGCAGCGCGTTGAGAAACATTCAATCGTTTCGCCGCCGCGTAACGGGTCGCACCGCCGTCGCGGAGTTCCTGAAACTTGATCCACGTTTCCGCCGGTATCGCTCTACCTGAAACCACTATTTAGTCTTCCTACGTTTACGACGAGGAACCATGCCCCGATCCAATACCTTAACCGCTGAAGGCTGCCCACCATCAGCGCAACCCCCGAAACTCGTAACCTCATGCTCCCAACAAGCACCCGGAGTACCCATTGTCGGAACAATACGTTCACCGCAACGACACACCGCCAGCCGAGGATACCCCGCCTGCTTAACCACCAGACTCCTCCACCAAAGTTTCACACGACCCTAAGGAATGGCTTGTTATCGCTGTCCAGTTTTCTTCAACGGGGCCGGGGTGGAGGGTTTGTGTTACACCGGGTTTGCCGTTGCCGACGATGATGAGGATGGTTTCTCCGCAGGAGCATTCGTGGCTCATCGTGTTTTGCTTACGAAACATTATGTAAAACAACTCCCCGAATCGCAGCCCTCCGGCCCCTCCAAATCAAGAGCCATCTGGTCATCAACCACCCTGTCCAACGGCGCACCAAACTTCGTCATCCACATTTTGTACCCTTTCCCCAGTTCATCGCAACGATCACCCATCGCTTCCTCGATCTCAACGGCTTTCGCAAACAACGCTGGCCTCTCATTTTTCAACTCCCGCCACGACTCCATCGAATGAAACGGACAAAAAAAGCAAGCCGAACGAGGAGGCTTAGGCAACCCCACCTCCTCTATCACATCGAAACAATCCCTGCGGTGCATCCCCAAATCCAACAAAGGGTAATCCAACAACTGATCGTCAAACCCGCTGTCTGTTCTCGCCCTCTGAATCTCATCAACACTAATACCCAAACCAACTGTCGCCGGGTTCTCGCTCGTCGAACCGAGTTTACGATGCCAACGATGCACAACCTTTATTTTGTAATCGCCCGTGCATTTTCTCCGCCCAGGAGCCGTCCCCACATACATAGGGATAATGATCGAACGTGTCGGACGCAAAATGTCCTCCACTAAAGTAATCGGTTTCCCGCGCAAAGTGTTGTGAAGCTCATGTAGTTCAATACCGTGCTTCTTCGCAAACGGTTTATGGTACTCATGGAAATATTCGATAGTCAATGGGTCTTCACTATCGTCGCCAACGTTCGCAAACAGGAACGCGTCATACGGATCAGGTAACCGGCCCAACGCTTGCAACGCCAAAACAGCCGTCGATTGGACACCTCCACCGAAACTAAAGAACCTCACAACCAATCTCCCTTACTCGTAGAACCACAACACTACACCAAAAACCCGCCAAACACAAGAACCTAACGCCGCCACCACCTGCTATAGTAAAACCAACACCGATTTTCTGGTGTTTCCCGCCTAACCCGCGAGAGGCTCGCCCGTCAGAGGGGCTTCAACCCCCTGCACCAAAAGACAAGAGTCAGCAGGGGTAGAACAGTCCAGGACAAAGCTAGTTCAAGGCAGACTGGCCTCAACTAGCGGAGGGACCCAAGGGATGCCACCGCCCAAACACACCCGCCGCCCCGACACACCCGCCACAAGTGTCACAAGTGTCATAAGTGTCACCCCCAACCAAAAACCACAAGCCACCCAAACTGCCACAAACCCACAGCCAAACAAACCCACCCCGGCAGACCACACAAACACACCCCACAACACACACAACAAACACACACACAACACCCAAACATTCGACCCAACCAGCCACCAAAACAACCACCCCCAGTCGAAACACAACAACCCAAAAACACCCCACCACCAGCAAAAACACAAAAACACAACACAACCACACCGATAATCAGTGGTGGCACGCGGGGGGGCTGGGCAAACCCCCGCAGGGAGGGGGTAACCCTCACCCCGCCCCGCATGCCACCGGTCCGGCGAGACTATGGGCGGGGGTGGTGGTGGTGGTTGGTGGTGCTTTATTGTTGCCTGGGTGGTGGTGGTGTGTGTGTGTTGCCTGGGTGGTGGTGGTGCTTGACAAGTTAGGTCTAGGTGTGGGATACTTTAAGCGTAAGCTATCCGGCTTACCTTTAGAGAAAAGAGTTTAGTTATGTTAACTAGTGGAGATTACCGCAGGGTGTGTGGTGCTTTAATCGTGACAGGGGTAGTGGTGGTGGTGTGGTTGTTAGGTGGTTGGCAACTGTTTAATGATTGCGTAGCGGTAACAGGTGCGGCTTGTTTATAAAAGCTTTTCTTCTGTAAAGCTTGACAGCTAGGTCTAGGTGTGGAATAATGACGGGGTAAGCTATCCGGCTTACCTTAAAGAAAAGAGAAAAGAACAGTGACTACAGAAACTACAGAAAAGGCCGAGGGAATAAGCCCCGGTACTTTAGAAACACTGACAGTAGAGCTTGACGCTATGCGCTTTAAAGCGTGTATCGATGCGGCCCTTATTGCCGCTAGTAAAGACTACACGCGGCCCATACTGACCGGGGTTCTGATCGTTAACCGGGGTGAATGGATCGAACTAGTGTCAACCGATAGCTACCGGTTAAGCGTGATTACCATGCCGGTATTGTCTCCGGCGGTATTCGAGCCGGTCAACATTGCTACCGATAGCTTAAAGCAACTATCTACCATGCTTAAAGGCATGAAAAGAGGGGTGGTTTCGTTGACCGTTACACCTAGCGCGGCAGGGCCGGCGGTAGTGGTAGCCACGGTAACCGGCGGGGGGCAGGAATACCCGACCCCGTCAGAACTCCACTACCGTTTAGCGGTAATAGAAGGCGAGTTCCCTAACTACCCTAACCTTTTACCTAAGGAGGGTACTTTTTGGGGTGGCCTGGACACCGGTTCTAAGGGCGTAGGGTTTAATCCTAAGTACTTAGCCGATAGTGCTAAGTGGGCTACCATTATCCATCGAAGTTATGGCGATAAGGATTTACCGGTAATCTTTGGGGCCGTTGATCACTTAAAGCCTGCCACGCTAACGGTAAGCCATGATCCTAACGATACCCCGGACGGGATGCCCCGGCCCGTGTACCTTTTAATGCCAGTCCGGATTAGCTAACGCCTTTAATCCTACTTATAAAAGCTTTACTTAAAAGCCTGCCTACCGTTATGGTTGGCAGGCTTTTAAGCGTTTAAGGGGTAAAAGCGGCCCCGTAGGTCGATCCTAAGCCCCGCCGGGGTAGTGGTTGGTGGTACCTTTACCCTACGAAAAGCAGCCGGGGCCGATCATCCCACTAACTACCATGATCAGACACTAACTACCATGATCAGACACTAACTACCGTGATCAGACACTAACCAGGCGGTGAAAGTTTTTGGGCGTAATACTTGACGGGGTGGGTAAAAGTGTGGAATAATGACGGGGCGGGGTAAGTAGCCTCGCAGCTCTAAAGAAAAGAGAAGCTATGCGAATAGTAAAAGTGGCAGCCGATGATCTAGCCGAGGGTGACGAGCTACCCCGTTACGGGGTGGTTGGTGACATCGAACTAACGAAAAGCGGGGCGGTAGTGGTCCATGCAACATGGCGCACTCTTACCCTGGCGGCAGATACCGCCGTGCCTGTCTACCGGGGTTAGCAGCCTTTTAGCCTGCCGCCGTTTTGGTGGCAGGCTTTTAGGGTGCCAACCTGGTACCGATTGACTAAAGAAAAGAGAAAAGCAACGTGGACAGAATCACAGAAAAGGACCTAAAGCGGCAGCTAAAAGTGTTAAACGCTTTAACCGGTCATAAAGAAACCCCGTTCGAAGAGGTTAACGGGGCGTATGTATGGAATACCGGGACGTATTGCCTAGGCATGGCATACGGCGGCTGTCGGATAGAGCAGATAGTAAACAGCGGCGGCGGCTGTTCTGATGTATCGATGCGGGGTACACGTCGCGAGGTTTACGAACAACTCCGGACAGCTGTCCGCGTGTTATCCGATTACCAGGCGGCGGAGTGATGCAGGACAAGCTTGTCCACGCTTTAGGGTGGGCTATCGGGATCGTGTCCCTAGCTTTAGCGTCCCGCCCGGTCGATGATCCTAACGGGATGTTAGACCCCGACAAGTACAGAGAGGAAAGGTAAAGAAATGAAAGAAAACCGACTACACCCCGGCGAAAAGGTTTATACCTGCCGCCATTTTTACGGCGACAAGCTCGCGCTATGCCAGGGGAAGGGTTGCGGGAACTTCATCAGTGATTGCCAAACCTGCCGGGCGACCTGTCCGGAATGTCACCCGCTGGGCATCCCGGCCGGGTCGCTCGAAGAATAAAGCCGGTAAAGGTCAAGCCCCGCCCCGCCGTAAAGGTAGGGCGGGGCTTTTCTATGCCTAAAGCAGGCCAGCAAAAAACCAGGAAAAGTTTCCCCCCAAAAACAACGAAACAGACACCTGACACGAACCAAGAAACAGACACCTGACACAAACAGAGAACCCCCCGCCGGAAGGAGATAACCAGCGAGGGGTTCTGTAGTTTAGTGGCGGCGAGGAAGAAAGAGTAAGACCTCGCCGCCTTGAATCACTTTAGCACGGTGTCGCGCAGTTTCGCTATGTCTGCTAATAGTTTTTCTTTCGACACGGGATTCCCTGATGGCGGCAACGCCTTATACATTGGTTCTGCTGCCCGTTTCAACGCTGCGACCTCAGCTACCACCGTAGACATAGCAGGCCACCATTCTTCCGTCGCGGCTAACCGATCCATTGCTTTACGGGTTAGTTCGTAATCCATCGCCGACAAGCGTTGATGCCAAGACATTATTGTTGCATCCAAGATTTTGGATTGCGGCCACACACTAGACATGCCGAACAAGATACGGTCTGCTTCTTCGTTAGTCATTGCAGGCTTCTCCTTCTGCTGCTATGTAAAAGGGTTTCGCCATAACGAGTTTAGTTTCTTCGCGCCCCAACCCCCATTGGGTGCATGCCTGGTTCCATGCGTCGGACCAGTTGTCGGCGTGTTCCAAGTATTCGGAGTACCTTTTCCCTTTGCTTTCTATTACGACTAGGAACGGGGTCATGCTGGGTCCAAACGAGCGGCGACCGCCATGTCTAACCCGCCGTACCCTGTGCAAAGACTCCCTAGTTTCAACATTCATTAGTATCCTTCATCTCGTAGCTCAGATAACTTTATATCGGCAGCGATCTCAGCCCAATCTTCTTCAGACAAACACTCACAATCATCCCCTCCGAGGCCACATTCGCATTCGTCTTCGTCTGGGGCATCGTACCAACGGTCAGATAATCCTTCAACCATTACGTTTCTCCTTCGCCAACCGTTGACTCCGAGCATTCCTACGGGTCTTCCCGCACGACACGCAACGGCAACCATCGAGCCACCGCAACTCCGTCCCGTGATCCGCTTTCTTAACAACGGCCTGCTTTGCACGGTTTTTCTTTTCGGCATATTCGCGGTCACCTTCGGCGCGTAGTTTCTTAAACTCGCCCAACGAAACCGTGTCGTTCAACTCCTTAAAACTCCCGTACTCTTTCCTTATAACCATTGATCTCCCTCTCTCCATTTCTGGTCTTCTTTGTTGGCTCGCCACCGTTTCCTGTACGACGACGCAGCGTGGCGGCAATCATCGCACCGGCACTTACCGTTACGGTAACACGAATACGTTCCGTGTGTCAAATGGGTGTCTACTTTATGGGCAGGTTTCCGGTATTCTCCGGTCATCATGCGCCTCTTATACTGGCCCAACGTTAACTCTTTCGACAACGGCGACGCTTCGTACTCTTTAATCAACTCCGGAGACTGCTTCAAACGGTAACGTTGCTGATCGTACGCGGCCTGAGCTGCCCGGCATTCGATGCAGCGGCAGCCGTGAACATACTCCGAACGTGTCCCGTGGTTCGGTGTCCTCGCGCCAACATAACCCCGACTGCCTCTAACTATTACGGTGCGGTCACCTTTACGGTTTTCCCCGTAGACAGGTTTCCCCGCTTTCATTGCCCGTCGCCCCACCCTGCCTGCCTTTTCTTCGCGACGCAAATACTCTTCCCTAGTGAGTCCCATGAGAAACCCTCCCGCAAAAAGCATGACACTTCGCCTGCCCCAACATGATCGGAATAAACAAACCAGAACACCGGACACAAACATGAGGAACCCAATCCTCGACCCGGCTAGTCGCCAGCAAAGTTTTACGACGAGAAGCAGACACGCCACCCCAAAACCCCAACTCCTCGCCAGCGTTCAACGCCCAAGTTAAACACTCCTGCTGAACAGGGCAACCACCGCACACTTTGCGAGCCACAGGGGAACCCCCCGCTTCAGGGAAAAAAATGTCAGGGTCCATCCCGACACAACTAGCTTCCCTAAAAAAATCTGTATCCAACGCCTCTTTCATTGTTTCTCCTTATTTGATAAAAACCGTAGACCCTCCAACAGGGTCACCCCATAGTAGACCAACCAAGCAAAGCAATGCAACCCCAACGACTAAAGCCAACCATTGTTTCATACTCTTTGAGCATCCAACGAAGCCCTCATAAGCTGCCGCGCCATGTCGATAGCGACCTCAGGAGGAAACGACCAAGCAGACTCCAAGCCCTCGTCGTATTCGATGCGAACAGTAACCAGAGGCCCATGTTTCGGATCGCGGGTGGCTTTAACAAAAAAGGCGCAATCCTCAATCATCGTCCACCCACACAGACCAAGTCCGGCCACCCCATATCCCGTAAACCAGGTTCCCTCGTTGAATCTGTTGCTGCGCCCAACCGTAACAGCGACGCTTCACCGGGCAACCAGTGCAAAACTCTTTCGCCAACTCTTCGTAACGCTCCTCGAAAAAAAACTCTGTAGGTTGCCCCGAACAGGCCGCTTCGAGTCTCCATTCAGGTAACCCCGTTATTTTCCGTGTCATGTTGCCGTACCCGCTGGATCGCTAGTTGAGTTTCAGTTAACTTCGGAACCAGTTTAGCCTCTGCCCGTAACTCTTTGGCTAATGCTACCTGCCACGCCGAAGTACCATCAGGCTTCGGTTTGCGAAAGTTCCAAGCCGACTCCAACGCGCGACCAATGACCTGATAGGTGTACCCCATTTCTAACGCTTCAACGATACGCGCCTCAACAAGTTTACGCATACGGTCACCGGGCTGTATCGGTTTACAATAAATAGTGGCCCGCCACGCCTGAAAAATACGGGCAGCCTGACCATCAACAACCGAATAGCGGGCATCTTGGCCGAACAGTTCTACATCAGTCACGGCAGCCACTCTCATGTTTTGATTCTTCGATCTGCCCTAAAGCTTCCAACATTATTTTTTGGGCTTTAAGTTTTCTACGCATCTTTTTGACTTCCCCCATTAAATCATCCTGGACTGATTCGAACTGTTCCCACATCAACGAATACTGGTGGGCTTCGGCCATCAACTCGAAGTTTTGTTTCTCAGTTGTTTTTAGTTCTTGCAGCAACCGGTATTTTGACCAGAACGCTTGCCTTATAGTTCTAAACATTTACGCCACACCCCATCTAGTTGCCCGCCGACCGTTTGTTTGCTTGACTTTATCCACCTCTTGAATGAGTCCCGCTTGAAACAACTCTACACGACGGGGGCGTTGCGTAGAGCCTCCCATGTTTAGCCCTTCTTGCATTTGTTTATCTGTGGCGGGGCCGTGAACGATTAGCCATTCCATGACTTTCGCTTTAAGGCTTGTGGATGATCCTGCCATCGCTAATGCTGCCTCGTATGAGGTTAACGAATGGGTTTGAAACGGTAACTTGTTCACTCTTTCTCTCCTTTATTCAACATTGCAGCGAACTGCCGCAAAGACATTACAACATACGAATCGTCCACAGCCTTACCGCGAGCCGAAACCACAGCAACACCGTAAGGCACACCAAGATTGCCAGCCTCAACTTCAGCTTCGCGAACAAACTTCGACAACTTAGACGACCACTCTTTAACATTTTTGCACTCCAACGCCCAACCAGGGACACCACTAATGTCGCCCTTATCTAACGCCCCATGAAGAGGCATGCGATCCACAGTGTACGGCAATCGTTCATTCAGATAATCAGCGACCTGCCGTTCAAAGCGGGTACCCTTCTGCTTCGAGGGGTTAGCCATCTGATGCATCCCTAAGGTCGTGGTAAGCGTGGAACGCATCCACCGCCACCCTGGTGTCATCATCGAAAGACAAAACAACCCGTGTCAAAGCAGTGGTGTAAACCAGCCGCAACAAAAGGTCTTCGGGTAGCACTACCGCTCCGTGCTTTCCAAGTTCCTCAGAAAGTAGTCCCGCTAAACCAGCCGCCGACTGCAAATGGGCATCAATAGCGTCTGCCCTCTCATCGTTAGCCACGGAGGGCAGCCTTTTCGCGAGCGTCGAGATGGTGGAAGCGACGGTACACCTCATGCGCCACCCCATCAAAGTTCGAATCAACAAGCGTGGCCCTTGCTTGTGTCAAAACGTACACCATCAACTGATCAAAGAGTTCTTGATCCAACTCCAAGCCTCCGGTTTCCCCGAAAGTAATCGGGCCTACCGCCTGTAGTTCAAGCAGCCTTTTAGCAGCGATCCGCGACACCTCGATCACACGGTCAAGGTGAGTGTCGATAGCGTTTTCACGCTCATCTTCCCATATTTGTTGAGTTTCTTCCTCAGTCATAACTACTCTCCTTCTATAGTTGGTTGGTTAAAACGGGTCTTCTTCAACAGCCTGCGCTGTTTCACGGCGAGAATCTTCACGGCGAGAACGACGAGTATCATCCTCGCCACGACGATCAGCTTTAGAAACAGAAGCAGTAGCCCACATCAAAGCAGGGCCGATGTCTTTCAAAGCGATCTTCGACTTTTTGCGAGTCTCGCCTTCCTTGTTTTGCCACTCGTCTTCCCGCAACGTGCCAGTGAAAGTAACCCGGTCGCCCTTATGTAAAGACTTTTCACAGTTCTCAGCGAGAGTTTCCCACGCTTCCAAGTCAATGAACAAAGATTTCGCTTCGCCCGCCTGGTCTTTGCCGTTGAACGCAGCGACCCGCAACGTTGCGACCGCCTTGCCTGAACCCGTGTAACGCACCTCTGGGTCTGCTACTAGGTTCCCGTGTCCACTTATAGTAATCATTTGCTATCAGCCTCCTTGAGGATGTTTTGTAACTCATCTAACCGTGCTTCGACGGCTTCGGTATCAAAGAAAGTTTCCAAGTCGGATGCTTTCTCTATTGTTTTCCCCAGTACTTCTGAGGCTATTTTCCGCAACTCTTTAGCGTTTATGTCCATGCTTTTAGCACGGGCCGCTAGTTTTTTGCGGGCTTCCTGAAGCTCATTGTCTTCGGGAGATACGGCAGCAGGGGCGGTAATGTCACCGCCGGAAGGGGCGGCGGTGTGTCCGTCATCCTTTGCCCCTGCTGCCTTTTCGAATGTGCTGTCTAACGATTCGTCGCGAGCCAAATACAAGGCGACACCGAACGATTGGAACGCCTTTTTCAAAGCGTCTGAGACCGCACCCTTAAACTCGTCACCCAAATCAACAATCGAACCGGCTTTCGTGTACTTAATCTTTTGGCCGCCGAACCCGTCGCGAGTAGAAGAATAATGCCCTTCCTCGCTGGTACCCGAAACATGCAACCGGACATGAGCTGTGATCCACTCGCCATCGAGATGGGTATCAACCACCTCAAATGACCAGCCGAAACCAAGCACCTCGTTGGCGCGAGCAATCACCTCGCCGACAGGGATGTACGTTAACGAAGCCCCGCCTTTCTTAAGCTTCGACTCAGATTCTTTAGGGAAATACGCAGCGAGTTCCTGCAACGCTTGTTGATGATCTTTCATTCCGACTCCTTAAGCCAGTTGGATTGTATAAACGGATTAGACATAGACACAGGGGTTTCGCCAGACGGCAACGCAGCACAATGATTACGGAAGTTACAGTAACGACAGTTCCACGGTTGGCCTTTCCCCTCATACGGTGGCGGAGAATCCACAACACCAAAACCGGGTTGAAACCTTTCGGGGACAACACCGGCCCTCACCTGGTCGGCGATCTGCTGCTGCCGCCACAGTTCATTAGTGGCAAGTTCCTCGACCGTACCCAAACCTTCAAAATCGTCGGTCAAACGGTAACGCCACTCAAGTAACTCACCGGGTTTCACACCGTCACGGTACGCACCTTCTTTAGCAAGATACACAAGATGCACAGCCTGCGCCCCCAAACCAAGAGCGTACATTGCTGCTTGAACAAGTTCCCCTTCGTCGGGATGATCAGCTTTCTTAGCCAACTTGAAACCAAACGAAGATTTCGTTTTGATCTCCAACACAAGTTTGTCAGACCCAATAGAGTACACACCGTCAGCGTGACCCGACATATCGAAACCCAACGGAGTCAAATCCACAATCGCTTCAGCTTCAAACTCAGACCACAATGCTGCCATCGCATCCTGCAACAACTCATGCAACGTGTTGCCAAGTTTGAAAGCCAGCAACGTTTGATCCGTAAACTCATGGGCCTTCGGAACACCGGCTGCACGGAACGCTATCTTCCTAGCACAGTTGTATGATTCCGAACCACGCAGCAACGTACCTGTCGCTGTTGGTTTGTCACCGTTTCGTTCCTGCTCTAAACGCAGGTACGCTCCTACTGTCGAGGCAATGATGCCTTCTTGGTCGCTCACAACTATCTCCTTTTCGGTTATCCAACTATTTGTTGGCTCTACTACTTACTCAGGACGGTACACGACCTGTCAGGGTTTGTCAACCCTTAATATTTTTAGCCCCGGATTAACGATGCCGAGTTGGGGTCACCGACAGCTTGCGCTGCCCACCCTTTGATGAGTGAGAGAACGGCGGCGGCACCCGCGAGGAGTGCTGAGTCGAAACCGGACATCCCAGTATCAACGAGTGAAGCCACTGACAGCGAAGCCAGAAACGCTTGAACAAATGTTGCGAGGGCACGTTCGCCCATATCTTTAGCATGATTCATTCCACCACTATAGCACGGTTAAGGGACGATACTTGGTTTTTCCACGGGTTCAGCGAGCCGTGAACGCGACCACGCGTTGCACCCCATGCACTGCCAACGCTGGTACACCGATACCTGGGTGCTTCGTGTGCCTTTGCGGATCAGGTCGGTAGACCCGCAGG